TATCAAGATGTCTTTGCTGAAGATGGCATAATGAAAACCACAGCTGATCAACTAGTTATTGGTCTAGCACAAGCAAAGAAAACTAGATATCTATGGGGTGTATCAGGTCAAGTTATGCAGAAAACTGATCCAGCTGCACGCTTCAAAGAGATGCAAAAGGTTACTAAGAACTTAGCTGACATACATGACGAGACTGTTGATGGTGTGCGTCTAATGATGCAGATGTTGAAAGATAGTCCATCTGATGAACTAGCTCAGGGAATCTTAGAAGTCTTCTCTATGAATAATAAAATTCATAATTGGACAGACTTCAATGCATGGATGAGACAGAAGATAGTTGGTGGTGAGTTTAACGGTAAAGTTCAAACTGGCCAGATGGTTAAAGAGTTACAAGAAATGTTGGTTAACAGTGTTCTTAGTGGTCCTAAAACACCACTCAGAGCGATCATGGGAACCACAAGTAATGCTTACCTTAACTCTTTTAACACAGCACTTGGAGCATTGGTTAGAACGCCATTTACAGGTGATACAACAACCTTAAGAGCTAGTGCAGCATCGTTAAAGTCGATGGCTGAGATTATCCCAGATGCTTGGAAACTATTCAAAACTAAAGTTGATGCCTACTGGACTGGTGACATAGCCACTATTAGAAATAGATACCAAGAATATCAACCATTAGATGTTAACTGGGAGTTAATGGGTAAGTGGGCGCATGAGCAAGGAACACTTGGTGAACAAGCTGCTTTTAATATTGCTAATGTTGCCAAGAATTTAAACTCTAATACTTGGCTTACATACAGTACAAGGATAATGGCTGCTACTGATGACACCTTTAGGTACATCATGGCTAAGTCTAGATCAAGAGAGAAAGCACTAAGAGAAGCACTCGATGCAAAAGCTGCAGGAGATATATTCGATATCACTCCTGACATACTTAAGCAAGCTGAGGATCTTGAATATAAGAAACTACTTACACCTGATGGAGATCTAGATTTAGCAAAGGATTCTTATCTCAATAGTCAATTTAGAGAAGTTACCTTAACTAGTGAGCTAGGTGTAATGGGTAAAAACCTAGATCAGGTGTTTAACGATGCACCTTTCTTAAAACCATTCTTCTTATTTGCACGTACTGGTATTAATGGTCTAAAGGTATCTGCTAAGAACTCACCACTAATGTCACTACTACTAAAAGAGAGTAGAGAAATAGCTTTTGGAACTATTGATGATCTACCTAAGTTAGCTAAATATGGCATTGAAACTGCAGAGGATTTAGCTAGTGCTAAGTCATTATTTGCTGGAAGACAAGCTTTAGGCATAACAGCAACAATACCAATTACTCAAAAGTATCTAGCTGGTGAACTAACTGGTAATGGTCCTCTGGATCATTCAACGAGACAGATGATGATTGATACAGGTTGGCAGCCTAGAAGTATAAAGATAGGTGATGTATGGATTTCTTATGATTCATTTGAACCTTGGAACCTTGTACTTGCAAGTGTTGCTGATATTGGTGATAGTCAAAAACTAATGGGTGATGAATGGGCTGAAAATAGATTATGGAGAACTGCTATGGCTGTTGGTTTAGCTAACCCTGCAAGTAAAACATATCTACAAGGTCTTAACCAACTCATTGATTTTGCACGTGGACAACCTGGTAGTGGTCAAAGAGTTATAGCTAACTTGGCAAACAACACCTTTCCACTGTCTAGTCTTAGAAATGAGATAGGTAAGGTATTAACTCCATATATGCGTGAGTTAAATGCTGGTATTTTTCAATCATTAAGAAACAGAAACCTAGCCTTTGAACATATGGCAAAGGATGAGTTACCTATTAAGTACGACATGCTAAATGGAGAGCCAATAAAGAATTGGAAATTCATGCAACGTATGGTTAACTCTATATCACCTGTCACTTTCAATATAGATAAGAAAAGCAAAGGTAGAACTTTACTTTGGAACAGTGGTTACGATCTAAGACTTACAACTTTTACAGCACCTGATGGTACATCTCTTAAAAAACATCCAAGGGTAAGATCTATGCTTCAGAAAGCTATGGGAGATTACAACCTAGAACAGATACTGAATGATCTAGCAGAAAGAGATGATATAAAAGCTTCTATGGCAAGGATGGATAAATTAAGAAGAAGTGGACAGTATGATCTAAACCCTTCTCAATCCTTTGTACATATAGATGTAATCAGTCATCACATAGAGAAAGCTAAACGTCAAGCATGGGCTTCTATACAGCATGAATCTGAAGTACAAGATTTACTAGAGAAAAGAGAAGAATTACTAGGAAGACAACGAGCTGAAAAATATAACACCCGAAATTATTCACCCGATCAAGAACTATTAAACATGAGGAATAAGTAATGGGTTTAGTCTCTCCAGTACATCCAGTGGAGTACAAAGGGAATGGGACAACTAAACGCTTTAGCTTTCCATTTCCTTATGATGATAAAAAAGATGTTGTTGTCGAGTTATATAGTTATGGTGCATGGATAAAACAGAATGAAGGTGGTAGTTATAGATTTATAAATGACAATACTATTGAATTTAAGGTCGCACCTAAACAACCAACTGGTATGTTTTCTGAAAATAATGCAGTTAAAATATCTAGACAGACTTATGCTAGAAAATTAATTGCTAACAGATTTGGAGAATCAAGACCTGAATGTGCTGTAGTCAATGTTGACTGTAGAGGTGAATATGATGGAACTGATGGAACATTTATAGATAATAGAGATGAGCCATTAAGACCATTTAAGGTAGGTGATACTATTACTTACACTTCTCCATGTGATGAAGGTGCTAATGTTTATTGGATTGCAACTCCAAGAACAGGTATTTCTGGTTCAGCTACTGTACTAAAAACAGATCTTTTAAGAGGTAGAAATGATGCTGATAAAACTACTTCTTTAACCTTAGATACTACTCACATAGATAAGAGAATCAGTGTCAAAGTTAAATGTATAGGTTGTGGTCCTCCAGATGGTCTATGTTGTGAATGGACTGTTGATACGGATAATGATGTATTAGATCATACTAGATGTGGATTAGGTGCAGTAATCGGCTCATCAGCTAAGAAGATTTTGCATCATATTCAATCAGGATATGGAGTATTAAAAGTTACTTTTACTAGTCCTGATATTGGTAGAATATTTAATGTAGCTTTTCCAGATGGTACAAACTATGACTACACAGTGGGAGGTGGCGATACACCATCTGCCGAGAAGGTTATAGCTAAACCAGATGATTCTGCTTATGTAATCATTACTGTACCTGATGCCTCAAGTAAGGGTTGGCAATACTCTACACGATGTACAGAAGCTGTAGACACTTCTAAATATAGATATGTTAGATGGGTAGGTACTAGTAAGAAATATAGTGGTTCATACTATGTAGGAAGTAGCTGGTGGAGTGGTACACGAACCTTTGTACCTGCCTCAACAACATCACCAACAGACGGCTTTCCAAGAAAAAGCAGTTGGCTAGAATATAACCCAGGAACAAAGACTGATGGTTATGCAACTATTAATGGTCCAGGTATAGCTACCTTCAGTTCTTGGGGAGGGGCTGCGATGACGTATGGTCCATATTATTTAGGTGATGAACCTTGGAATAATGTTTATAACTATCAGCCAGTTCCTTGGCGATCTGCTTATACATATCGTGGTATGCATAATGGTTATGGGATATATTTTGGATCTTTAAGTGTCAATAATAAAGGTTGTCCAAACTGTTCTCCTGATGGTACCCAGACATACCTAGTACACTGGTCTCTTTCAAATTCAAGTTATTCCACTGTTGCTGGTTATTGGGAATTTTCTAACGATACAGCAACAGAGAAAGTAGTCGAATGCAGCTGGGATGGAGACAGATCAAATACAACAGATAGTGAATTACCAAATTTAACAGACATCGATTAGTTCTTATACATTACAAAAATATGACGAATTCATTTCAACCAGGCAATGCTATAAGAGCAGATGCTCTGAACGAAAACTTTGACCAAGTACTTCTAGCAATACAAGAATTAGAAGGTACGGTTACAAACCCATCAGGGACCATGAAGGGACCACAAGGAGATAGAGGTCTGCAAGGTACAACAGGTGCTACAGGTTCAACTGGGTCTACTGGTCCAACAGGACCGACTGGTTCAACTGGTGCTACAGGCGCAGCTGGTCCAAAAGGTGATACAGGTGCTCAAGGTCCAATAGGTCCAGCAGGTCCAACAGGAGCTACAGGTTCTACTGGAGTTACTGGTCCTAAAGGTGATATGGGAACAGGTTTAAAACTACTTGGTTCTTATGCCTACACAGGTGCACCAAACACAGGTACTACTGGTGCTACACCTAGTCAAAGTGATATGTGGAAGGCTAGTGATAATAATTGCTGGGCTTATAATGGAACATCTTGGACAAATGTAGGAGCTATATCAGGTGTTACAGGTGCTCAAGGTGCTGCAGGTGCTACTGGTCCTACGGGTGCTACTGGTCCTCAGGGTGCTACTGGAGCAGTAGGTACTCAAGGTGCAACAGGAGCTGCTGGATCACAAGGTTTAGCTGGTCCACAAGGTCCAAAAGGAGATACTGGATCTACTGGTACAACAGGAGCTACTGGTCCACAAGGTGCTACTGGTTTACAGGGTCCAGCTGGTACAGCTACCACTATGGAGTCGCTTACTAATGTAAGTTTAACCAGTGTAGCTGCTTTAGATAGACTTGAATATGATGGCACTAACTGGATTAATAAAGTACATAATGAAGGTGATACTCATTATGCAATTATAGCTAATGTAGCTGCTATACCAAATTTCACTATAGCTAGTATATCCGTAACTAATGGTGGTTCTGGATATTCAAGTGCACCTACAGTAACTATCACAAATACCTCTGGAAGTTCAGGATCAGGATGTGCTGCTACAGCAGTATTAGATGGTAATATTGTAAAAAGTGTAACCGTAACTAATGCTGGTTCTGGTTACTCAGCTGGTGCTACTGTTGCCTTCTCAGGAGGTGGTGGTACAGGAGCCGCAGCAACAGCTACTACGAATCCTACAAACGGTACAGCGATTGAGGTAACAGATTCTTCTAGTATCCAATCATTCACTCCTTTGTCTGGAATACCATCAGGCTTTACAGGAGACTCAGGTTTATCAGTAAGAATACAGTATGATACTAGTGGTACTGATACATGGAAGTGGAAGAGATACTTTGCTAATACTCCAGAAACTAGATATGCATCTATAGCTGGTGAGACATTTACAGGTGCAGTTAATCTTGATGAAACCTTAACTATTAAAGATGGTAAGCAATTAAGAATTAGTGAAGAGTCTGGAAATGGAAGTAACTATATAGCCTTTAAAGCACCTGCCTCATTGAGTTCTGATGTTGTTTATCAATTACCTACTACTGATGGTAATGCTAATGAGATATTAAAAACTGATGGTTCTGGTACTTTAGCTTTTGCTAGTGCATCTAGTTTAACTCAGTCTGGTATATTATCAGTTCAGAATGACACTACTCCTCAATTAGGTGGTGATTTAGATGTAAATGGAAAGTCTATAGTTTCCACAGGAGTAGATATATACATCACACCAGCCGGTGGAGCTAAGGTTATCTTAAGTGGTCAAAAGTTCCCTAGTGCAGATGGTACAGCAGGTTATCTACTTCAGACAGATGGTAATAACAGTCTAAGTTGGACAGCAGGATACACACATCCTAACCATAGTGGTGAAGTGACATCAACTGCTGATGGTGCCACAGTTGTAGCAGATAATATTGTTGATGAAGCTAATTTAAAAATATCGAACTCACCTACTAATGGTCAGTTCTTATCTGCTCAGTCTGGTAATACAGGTGGTTTAACTTGGGCTACACCAGCTGACACTACATACACAGCTGGTACAGGTATATCTATTAGTGGTACGACTATATCAGCTAGTGCTGTTGCATTAACTACAGTACAAACTGCTGCAAATGAGTCTGCTCATTTATTACTAACTGCACAAGAAGGTGATGTAGTAGTTCGGTCAGACGAGAATAAATCTTACGTTCATAACGGAGGTTCGGCTTCTTCTATGGCTGACTACACGTTACTATCTACACCTACAGATTCTGTATTAAGTATTAATGGTAATACAGGTGCTATTTCAGCTGCACAAATAGCTGGAGCAGTAGAAGCAGCTAGTAATTCGAACACTTTCACTGATGCAGATCATACAAAATTAAACAGTGCTCTTACTTCCTCTGATTTGTTAGATGAAGATGATTTATCAACAGATAGTGCGACAAAAGCTGCTAGTCAACAGTCAATAAAGGCTTACGTTACTACTCAAGTTAATTCAATTAGTGCTGCTCCAGTCATAACAGCAACTGCTTCAGGTGCTATTGCTGCTAATAAATCATGTGTTGTTAATTCAAACGGAACAGTAAGTCAGGTTGCTTCGTCAGTATCACCCTCAGTACTTACTTCTAGAGACACAGAGAGTGGTAGTGATGATTTTGTTATACGAGATAGTGTCTGGCTTACATCAACCTTTTTTATAGTCATAGGAATAGATTCTAGTAACAATACCAAATCGTATCGTAATACAGTGGATTCTGCTGGCAACATTACTCTTGGGACTATGGGTCATTTTAACGCCAATCTTAATGGAGATGGTCTTAGTATTGCAGCAGATGAATCAACATCAAAAATACTCGCTATTCAAAGCACTGGCAACGATTTTCATATGAGAGGTGCTGTAATAAATGATGATGGAGACAATATTGATTTTGGGTCCGCAACTTACGGAAGTGATGGTTCTAATTATACGGATCAGTATGCAATGTCTATAACTTCTAATGATAACGGTGAGTTTAGTGCTGCTTATAGATGTGCTAATAATGTTAGGTTTAGATGTTTTACTCTTGACGCCTCTAACACTATATCTAAATCGCCTGAAGGGACTCTTACTGGTTCTTATATGCCTACTAATACTGAAAAAAATATAACAATAGAATATATACCATCCGTAGAAATGTATTTAGTTGTTTCTTCTAATGCCAGTAATTGTTACGCAATTTGGGTTAAATCTAATGGAACTGGATCGGCTCCTACTGTTACAGAATATAGCACCGCGCTAACTGGCGCAGCTTTAGGCACTTTACCTCAACTTTCTTATGATTCTGTAAGCGGAAAAGCAGTGTTGAGTTATAGAAATACAATTGGTAAACCAGCGGCAAGAGTGCTTAGTTTTAGTGGTTCTGCTGCTAGTCCCGCAGTGCCAACTTTAGGAAGTGAAGTTATCTTAAAAGATGAAACTTGTGATTTTATTAGACATGTTTGGAATAAAACAACAAAAATGGCAGTTTTCTATATTTGCGGTGATGATAACCATGTAAAATGTTACACAATTTCAGGAACTTCTTTAGCAGATGCAAGTTATAACTTGGATATTTTTGCTGGTGTAGATTATGAAAACCTAACTATTTGTACCAACCCGTCTTCAAATAGAATAGTTGTTGCAACTAGAAACGAAGGATCATCTAATTATCTAAGTGTTAGTTGTTTAGATATTCCAGTTTCAACTACTAACTTAACTGCTGAAAACTTTGTAGGTTTTTCATCGGCTGCTTACTCTGATACAGCAACTGCAACAGTAAAAGTTGTTGGAAATACAACCACTCAATCTGGGTTAACAGGTGCATCAAAATACTATGTTAAGAACGATGGAACCTTATCTACTACAGCAGATTCACCAAGTGTCGATGCTGGACTAGCTTTAACAAGTACGTCTCTTTTGATCAAGTAGTTAGTGGAAGTACCATCCATAAGACTCTCTAATTTTAATCTTCCAAAAGTTTTAGATATACCTAGTATTCCTCTAAAGCAACCAACAGCAGATATGCCAGTCTTTCCACCGATTGTCATCCCTCCTGGTAACTTGGAAGCACCAGCGGGGGTTGAATTAGAAGAAGCACCAAAAGAAGATACAGAAACACAAACTGAACAACCTACACTTCGAGTACCAGTTGTAAAAATAGATCTACCCTTACCTAGTGCAGAAGTTGTAGCTACTGCTACCTATGCAGCTGTTGCAGCTGTAGCCACTACCACCTTAGCAACTCCTTTATTTGACAAGATAAAAAAACAAATACAGAAATTCCTACAGAAAAAAGTAGATAAATGGAAGCAACAGAGACAAACAAGCCTAAAGGACTCCTTGAAAAACTAAAAGAGAATGTAGATGATCATGAAGAACAGATGTTGATCTTAGGTGCCATGGTGCGTCTAGGAGTAGTCATTTGGAGTGGATTTATCATCACATTGAACTACGTTGAATTACCAATGTTTAAAAAGAGTCCTGGTGGTGATATCACGTTCCCTGCCAGTATTTTTACTGGAGCACTTGCAACATTCGGCTTGTCTACTGGAAACGGTAATGGCAAGAAAAACGGTAACGGTAAACCTGATCAAAAAACAAAACAATGAACAAATGGCTTTTACTTTTCCTACTGGTATCACCCACGGTAGTAAGAGCTGAATTAGTACAACCCAACTTCACCCAAGGGTCCATGAACAGTACTACAACTACAACTCAAGACATAACTGAAGAGATAACAACAACCACCTATGGAGCAGCGTTAAACAAATGGTCTGGGGACAACATAACCCATACATCAGCAACATCTGGAGGTATAGTAGACCACGATTCAATTTTCAATATGACAACAGCTGGCTCAGACTTCTCACTAGAAGTAGTAACAAGAGCAGCAAGTCAAATAGTCGAACTCACAGAGATCGAAAGAACTATAGAAACGGATTCTACTACTGTCTCCTTATCAGTCTTCTCTCAATAGCTCCTGTTAAGGCAGAAGGTGAAACTAATAACACTTCTAATCCCGTTGCAGCAGCGACTGGGAATGTAACTAACCAAGCTGTACAATTCCAGAACAATGGTGCTCCTTCAAGGCAGCACTACGGTTCTGGGGTTAGCTGTAATGGTAGTACAATGACGTTTAGCCCATTCTATATGGGTAATCATACAAAGCCTTTTGACGAAGAGATGAGCCAGAGAAGCTACACGGTAGCTGAGAACTGGGGAGGACAAATCAACTTCATGTTTCCTTTGGATCGTAGGGGTTTAGCACAATGTAGACGTATAGCCGCAAGGCAAGAAGAAAAGATGAGGCTTGATTATGAGCTTGTACGTGTATTGAAATGTGCTGAACTCCAGCGAAAGGGATTCATGCTAGCTGAAGAAACACGTGTCTATGACATGTGTAGCGATGTCGTCCCCATAGTCGAATATCAAGCAAAGAAAAAAGCTGCAGTTAAGCAGTATCTAAAAAAAGAATGCACTCCTAAAAAGAGATTTCCTTGGAATAAAAAGGAGTACGAATGTCCAACTAACACTAAATCTAAATGAGTACATTAAGCGATCAATTTGCAAAGCAAGCTAAAGAGAAAGCTGCAAAGAAAACAAAGAAAAGCAAAACTAAGAAAGTAGATGAAAGTTAAAATAGCAGTAGTAGCAGTACTTGTACTTGCTGGCGGCTTTAGCGTACACAAGTATAACCAGTTTAAAAACTCACCCTCTGGTCAACTAATAGAAACGCTACAAGAACGTAAACAACTAATTGAGAGCTATACCAAATCACCAACTATTCAACTTCCAATAAGCAAGTGATCATTATCAAACCCATTCTAATGACCTTTCTCTCCACTACTGCAGTGAAGAATTTGATCATTCAACTACTCGAAGCTTACGCAAACACAACAGATAATACTATCGACGATAAGGCGGTAGAGATTATTAAACGTAATCTATTTCCAGGTATAAAAGATGGATAGAAAGAAAAAGAAAAAGAAAAAATTTAATAGAAAAAACTATCCTATTCAATTACTTTAATTATGACTGCAGCTAATAATATTAGATCTTTAAAAATAAAGCCATACAACAATATACGTCCTAAAGGTCCAGCTGCAGTTGACGACGCATTGTTGGATAGGGCTGCTGAAATGATTAGAAGGGCTTTAGACAATAAAAATAAGAGTGACAAAGCTAAACTTAATTTAGATAAACTTAGAGACTCTTATAAAAAAATAAAGCCTGGTAAAAGATTAACAAGACCTAATAGTGGTAGGTATGGCAAAAAAGTTATCGGACCTGATCAAGAAATGATCACAAAGAATCTACGAAGATTATTAAAAATCAAGCCAGAAAGAACTGTAGCCTCAACAGCTATTAAAAATCCAATAGCAGGTCTACTCGCTGTATTGGCAGCAGCTGCAGACCAACGTCCACTAGCATCAGGAACTTTAGATGATGCATTAAAAATATACGGAGGAAGAAGATGAAGAAACGAGCCACTGAAGACCAATTTAACGAACTACATAACCTTGTTACAACTGAGTTTCTAAAGCGAGTCAAGAGTGGCGAAGCTTCTACTCAAGATCTCAAGGCAGCCTGTGAATGG